ACTCCTTCTCCATGCTTACCAGTATTCTCCGTACCATCATGAAATGTAGGCAATGTCTTAATGAATTGCATCAACAATGCGGTATCCTTGATTGTATCTGCTAGTGGCGTTTTGCTTCCTGCTTCAACTTTGGACTGATAGGTACTGAATACAGTATTTGCCATCTCTAGCATCTGTTGTCTACGTTCTTCAATTGCTTTTTTCTTGTTGGCTTCTGCAATGATTTTCTGTTGCTCTGCTAACGACTGTTGTGCATTGATATTTCCTTGATTTGCCAAGTCTTTCAAATTGTCATACTGTGCTTGTGCAGCATCTATTTCCTTATCAATTAACTCAATCTTTTTTTCTGATCTCTCCTTCAAGATTTCAAATGACTGGTTCACAACTTCCGCAACTGCTTCACGATGTTCCTTTTCTTTGTCTAGTTCCTCTTGTTGCTTTTCCTTTTTCAAATCTGCCAATTCCTTTGCTTGTTTTTCTTCCAATTTCTTGATGTCCCAACCATATTGCTTGGCAGTTTCAATCAAATAAAAATACTTTTCACGAATAGCATCTTCTTGATTCTGGTACTCGGTCTGGGTTGCTTCACGATATTGAGTAGCAAAGTCCTCTTCTTCCTGTGCTATCTGTGCCATACGATCCTTTTCCTGCTTGATTATAGCATCATTGTACTTCTTATTGATTGCAAGAATTTCGGCTTCCCTAGCGGCTTCCAATGTGGTGGTGTCTACACCATATTGCTTGGCATATTCTATCAAAGTAAAGTACTTATCTCGCACTGCATTTGTCTCCTTTGTTTGTGCAGGTAGCAATGTGTCATAATACTCGTTTTCCATATCCTCAATCTGTTGCAAGATGTCGTTACGAAATTGAGCAATATCCTGCAATCTCTTTCTTTCTTCTTGTGCCTTTCTGTCCGCTTCACGTTTTGCATCTTCATTGGCTTTTCTTTGCCTTTCCTTTCTCGCCTTTTCCTTTTCTGCTTGTGCTTTTTCATATGCCAACTCTGATTCGGTTTTAATTCCATTTGCCTTATCTAAAGTCATTGCTTCCTTCATCAAGTTGTTAGCCATTTCTTCGTACAATTTAGCACGTCTTTCTGCTTCCTTTTTGATTTCATTTGCTTTTCCTGCTTCTCTACCTACTGCACTAGTCATTGTTTTCATTTGACCTTCCATGTCTCCTGTCAAACTATACCATTGATATGCTGCAGCATCACCAAGATTTTCATACCAAGTACTGTTATCTTCCATTGCAGCAGTCATACCTTTTGCTAATTCCTGTGCTTGTAACTGATACATGTAATTTGCCTGTGCTCGTAATCCTATTGCCTTTACGTAATTTGCAGTTTTTGCATTGAATATTTCCTCTGCAGTATTCAAATCAGTTGCTCTACCAAAGGTATCTCCAAGAGTTTCATTGTACTCGTACAACGCCTGTTCTTTAGAAATTACACCTTCTCTAGCCATATCAAAGTTGGTTTTCATTTTACTAGTCTGCTCAATTGTACCTGCTAATGCAGATCTAGTATCTTCTGCACTTCCGGCAAGCGCATCCATCTGTATTGCAGTATCACTGACATTTTTTGACATGTCTTGAAAGTACATTACTAGTGCGGCAACACCTGCAAGTATGGCTACAATTGGCAATGCAATCATTGCTATTCTCAATGCTTTAGTTGCAACTGTTGCTCCATTTGTTGCTGCGGTTTGTGTTACAGTTGCCACTGTCTCTGCTTCTGTTGCAACCACATCCTTTGTCTTGGCAATAGTCAATAAGCCTAATTTACTTGCTGCTGCCTTAAATGCGGCACCTATTTCAGTAATCTTATCTCCAAGTCCACCAAGTGTTTCTAATGCATCTGCAAGTCCTGCTAGTGCCTGTAAACGCACCATAGTTTCCATGAGTGCTTCACTTTCTACACCCATTAAAGCCATTGAACTTTCGATTCCTTGAAATGCAGCAATACCAATTTGACCTACACCTGTAAGTCCCTTTGCCAGATTCTCCATTCCAGATCCCGCAGTTGCCTTGACTACCGCTTCTGTATCAGCAATCTTATCCTTCAATTCACCGGCTCTCTGTGCCATCTCTTGAAACTTCGGATCAGCCTCATCCATATTCATCAATTCTTTGGTCAAGTTTCTCAACTCTTCCTTCAAGTTGACCACTGCGGATTCGTAATTACCGACATTTCTTTGATTGTCTCCTACTGCCTTATCAATTTGCTTTAACTCTTTGTCTAATCTTGATGCTTCTTTGGTAACATCAGCATACTGTTTTTGCAATTCAGTGAATGCATCAGTACCTTGCTGACCTGCCTGTTCCATTTGCAGTAACTGGGCACCGAGTTCTTTAGATGCATTCTTCATATCACGTGCAGCGATTGACAATTGCTTGTAGGCATTTGCTTCATCCTGTACGGTCTTTTGCTTCTGTTGGCTTCGCTTTATTTCATCCTGCTCTGCCTTTTTGTTCATTTCAGCAGTACGAATCTTTTGTTGCTCGGTTTTCTGACGTTCCTGCTCAATTTTCTCCAACTGTTGCTCTGCTTGGGCATATTGCTTCAATGCTTCTGCTTTTGCCTTATCAATCTTAATAGATTCTTCGGTCATGGCTGATGCTTTGCCAGTAACCTTGATTAAGTTCTCAATTTCTGTCGTAGTGGACAAAGTAGTCGCACTGATGGACTTTTTCATCTCTTCCGCAGACTTTTTCATCTCTGCAGATAACTTATCGAATGTCTCGATTGTCTTTAATGCACTATCTCGCAATCCTTTGAAGAGATCTTCCTCTTCAAATATATCACTAGCCTTTATTTGCTTTGCCATATTCTTCTATCAAATTAAAGTATTGTCTCACTGTTATGTTCTTCGAATCCAAAAATGTACCCAACCACTTCGACAAATGTATCAATGTCTGATCAATAGTTACGTTCACACCACTATTTTCGAGCATAGTTTGCATTCTCGTAAACTTTATTTCTGCATCTGTCAACTTTCTTCTATCCTGTGTAATGACATATTCCAGTCGAATCAATGCAATTTCCTTCATCAACATCATTGCCTTCTTGTGGAGTCCGGTCAATCCATATTCTTGCAAGTACGAATCATAAATTCTTTCCCATGCCATCTTATCCTGCCGAGAAGTGCCTTTTCCTTCGATTCTAGCGTACTTTAACTCACCTGCTTGGCACTTTATCCAATTGTACAATTTCATGTCGTCAATGCTCTCGTAATAACTTTCTAACTTGTTCGTAGCATCTTTCGAGTACTTCTTCCCGAAGTTTTGCTTTACTCTCGTCAGCAAGTCCAATAATCCCTTCGCCATACTTTTCAAATAAATTTGTTCTGTTGCCTGTTTTGTCTGTTTTCATCGGATCTGCATCAATAGTCAATTCCAGATCCCCAAGTGTTACTTCCATCGAACGATAGAATGCTCCGGTGTCTTTCAAGGTGTAAGGCGTTCCTTCTACTTTTTCGGGATTATACATGTTCTCTGTCGCCCACGAATAGTATCCAATAACATCCCCAGTTTCATCAATACCTTGTTCAAACAACTGATGTATCCGTATCAAATCTAATATAAATTCTTGGAATTGTGCCTCACTAAATATACTACGCCATACTTCTCTGGTCTCGAACTGGGATACATTTCGAAGCAAATTCATGACTTTAGTATTTTCAAAAAGACTACTCATATCCAACAAATTTACACCAAAAAAAGAAAGGGATGCAATTGCACCCCCTTCTAATTACTATTTTGTTCAATCTATGCTTCTTTAGCAAAAACATCACTAGGTTTTCCACCATTCCATGTTTCAGTTACTTTTTTTACTCTTTGCAAAATCGAATCAAGTTGTTTCTCATTCTGAAACAATTTTTTTCGTTTGAAAAAGTCTTGCAACTTGTCTACATTGAATTTAGTGCCATCTTTGAACTGTCCTAGATTAACACTAATCTTACCTATATTGAACTCGTATGCTTGATTGTACAATTCTACGATTGCTCTTTGTGATCTGGCACCGTTCTCTCTTGCCGAATAATACTTTAGTGCATCATTCAAACTTTGAAATCCTCGTATGCCATCTAGCGTAAACGGTATCTTTTTCTTTTGTGCCATAACAAATTAGTTTGCAGTCCAAGTGTACGAACCAGTGTATCCGGTACGAACAATAGTCAAAGTGTACGAATCACCACCATTGAAACCAAAGTCCAAAGTGTAGTTACCTTCAGTTGGCAAGTTCTCAACAACAGAGTTTATTGACTCAACAGTAGACGTGTCATTGTTGTACAATTTGAAGTCTGACAATGTTGCTCCCTTGAACAAGATAGGATTCAATGCAGTTCCGTAGTCAAGTTTTGCATCAAAAGTGATGTCTTGACCTGCGATCTCAACAACATTTAATACATTAACATCTACAAGACCATCAAGTGTGTTGAAGTCAATACCTGCTTCTGTTGCAGTAATCATGTACAAAGTACCTTCATCGAATAAACGATCAAAGTCAAATGCAACCATGATTTTCTGAACTGTTGCATCAGTAGCAAACATCAACTTCGGATCGAATGAAGGATTGTCTACTTTGATAGGATACAAATAGTCTCCTACTTTAGAACCAACCAAGTTACCATTGATGTCAATGATGTAAACACCGAAATCCACACAACGATTGTTTTGCAATTTGCTTAACAATGTAGGTGAACTATCATCTGCCCACAACTCTCCAGAGAAACTACGTTTTCCTTGACGTAGGAAAACCATACGACCACTGTTTGCTTCTTCAAATTTCGAATCTGCCTTTGGCAATTCTACGTTCTCGAATACAGGTAGCGGAAACCAACGCAATGATGAATCTGCTTCATTAACCAAATCTAACCAGTTTGGCAACTGGCTAGTCAAATCAATGAAGTTATCATTTCCTGCGTTATCTTTTAACGGAACCATTATCAGTTTGCTTGTTACAGACTGAATAGGTACACAATTCGGGCGACCAGTGTTGGACAATCCCATATTACAATTACATCCTGCCATTTTTTCTATTTTTTTGCGTTAACATTTACAATTTTCTTTATACTTTTTCAGCACAATTCTTAACTCTACTCCCGATAAATTAGCATCCAAGATATTCTGAAACATCCCTTGATCCTTTTCTACACCAAATCTACTAAAAGAATACACATCATAACTCTCTACTCTTACAAATTTCCTGTCATTGTTGATTACTTTGATTATTTCATCCACAAGATTTTCCATAGGCAATACTACCTGCTCTCTGTGGTCGGCTACATAGAAGTCAGTAACATTGGTCTCGTCTAATACGAACAAACGTAATTCAGATTCCCAATCAAATGTACTTTCTCTTCCAAATGCCTTATACTTAATCAATTCTAACAACCATACGATAGGTGTCTTATTGAGCAAATCATTATCTGCAATTGTCCATTCTCTGTTGGCTGATATTTTCGTACCAGTCAACCAATATGGCATTGCTAATTCGATGTCTCCTTCCAATGGACCGGACTGACCTACACCAACGATATACTGATCATCTACTACTTGCGTAATTGTCCAAACAAGACCATTTGAATCAGTGCAAGTTTTACCTATTCTCGCCCATTTAGTCTTACAACAGTAAGTTCTTCCGGTCAATACATCATAAGTGCCAACAATTACATTGTCGACATTACCAACGATATTCTGAACTATTGAAGATACTTCCTTTGTCATAACCAATATGCGTATTCTAGGTTCTTACCTGCAAACAAACGATAGTCTCCCTTTCCAATATACAAGACTTCCATGATTGCATTCGTGATACTGGGATCATTTGCATCTAGTTCTAGCATGTCTCCAACTTGGTAATTGATACCTCGTTCGATATTCTTTAACTCTTTGACTGATCCTGTTCCAAGCGAATCTACAGAAATTGTAGCATCATTGTTACCATCTTGAATAGTGAGTACATCACCTACTGAATATCCTTGACCACTATTGTCTGGACTAGCAAGTGTTACACCACCACCATTGGTTTGAAGTAACAATGTGCATCCACTACCTGCTCCACCTGTAGTTGCAGAAGGTGTCATACTATTGACATATCCTGTTCCTGCGTTGGTTACAGTGTTAGTGTATACTGCTCCTATCAAATTCATCATAACATCACACTGAAATCCTGTTCCGGATCCGTTGATCCATGCTGCCTGATAGTAGTTCTGCAAATAGCCATTACCAATGTTTGGAAACCAAAACTCAATTACTTGACCAGTAGGCGAACCTTGATTGTACAACATATATGCTTGAATAGCACGATATGTTTTTACTGATTCGTTATACCTAGTGTACATCAAGTTGTTCAAGGTAGGTACATTCTGACTATTCTCGCTTGTGGGCATAACTTGTCCAAAGGGTGTCATCTGATTGTACAAGTCTTTGGCATATTCAAAGTAGATGAAGCCTTTCAACATATCCAAGATTCCTTCCGACTGGGCAATTTCATTGAACATCAGTTGCTCGTTGAACGGTTCGAATATAGTCAAAAAGTTAGGGGACTTGGGAGTACTACCTCCCAAATCACCCATAAACTCATTGTATAACTCAACTCCGAACAACTGAACAAGGTACTTTTTCTCGTACCGTTCAATGTATGTCTCAATCTTTGCGGTATCATACATACCACGATGCAATTGAAACTTACCTACGAAATCACTTGGTGTCAAAAAAACCATTACTTCTTCAATTTACCTAGTCCTTGTTTCAAAAAGATTCTAGCGAACTCTCCAGTAACTTTCCAGATTGTGCCTTTAGGCATACTTCCGGACTTGCCATTGGATTCAAATTCGTACTCTTCTTTGTCATCAATGTCCACGTGAACATGCAATCCTTTCTCATCTTTGGTGATTTCCACGTCTACACGCTTCGTGTCAAGGGTGGCTTTAAGGTTGCCTTTGCCATCCGTAACCAACGTTGCATCAACCTTTGGTGTATCTACCTTGATGTCTACAGGTTTGCGTTTTCTATCAGTTGCCATGTTGTGCTAATTTAATCGGTTGCTAATTAAGGCTTGTTAATTGCAGTGATACAAGTTGCGATTACACCTTTACAGAATGCATTCACGTCATTTGCTTTAACGTAGTGTACCAAACGTGCTTCTGCAAGGATTGATACCATGTTACGTTGGAAGTCATCATTCACGTATCCTACAGAGATGTTCATATCTTCACGCATACGGATATTTGACTTGCTCATATCACCTACCAAGAAGTTACCTGCAGTCATCCAAGTTGTAGAAACACAAGTTAACTCGGCTACCTTTGGCTCTCCTGTCAAGTTATCAACATAGAAGATAGGGTACGTGTACTCACCAACAGAAGTTTTGGTCAATTGCATTTTAGCAACATCAACTGGATTCAAAACTACGTGTGTAGGCGTGAATTTAGATGCTTGAATGTTTGCTACTGCAACACGAATAACGTCAGCAATGTTTGCTTGTGGAACAGATGCTGCAAAAGTACCTGCTGCAAAAGTAGGTGCTGTTGTCAACAATCCTTCCAAGTTAGCACCAACACCAGTACCATTCAAGATTCCGTTTTCAATCTGATCTTCAAGCGTAGCCAAAAGGTCAACATTGATTTCGTTACGAACAAAGTTCAAATCTTCAAGCATTTCTTTAGAAACCTTGATCAAACCTGCTACTTTCTTCACCTCTTTGGATACCTCTTGGTACTTCAACTCACCTTCTGTCTTAACTCCTGCTTCTGCAACAAAAGATGCAGAAGAAATTAAGGTCTGCTGAATGTAAGTTACAAACTTGCTAATTGTAGTTCCTACGTTCACAACTTGACGAAGTTTTGGTACTTGACGAGCAATGCGGTTAACACCTGCTTCAAGTGTAGACAACGCAATGTTTCCGGTGTAGTCTCCTGTAATTGTAGTATCTGCCTTGATATTCAATTCAATTGACTTACCACCTTTGATGGCTTCCAATTGACCTTCATATCCTTTTACTACTTGATCACCGATGTTACCAAGTCTTTTAGGATTCTCCTTTTTTGACTTTTCTGCCATTGCTTCCAATTTTGCTTCGAATCCTGCGATTGCAGTTTCAATTGCTTGACTTTTTTCAGTCAATCCTTTTAGTGAATCAATATCACTTTTCAATTCTTGAATGTCTGACTTTTTAGCCATTCCACTCATCTTTTCGTTGAACTTTGTTTCGATTTGCTCAACTACTTGTTCCGGCGTTAGATTTTCTGCCATTTTTTTTAGATTTTTAGGTTACTAATTACTTTACTCCAATCAAATGAATTGCCTAATCCAGTTGGCTCACCAGTTACAGAATGCTTGATACCAATCGGTTCTGTCTGTGCAAGTAACAATAATTGACTATTCAAATACTTTAATTTCATTTCTAGTTCGTACAATCTTTCATCTGTACCTTGTCCTCTTGTGATTGCTCGTGCCACACTATCAATATCACTGGACAATTTCTGGGCAAACGAAATTCTTTGTTCTGATTTCATTACCTCTACCACAGGTGTCATATCATTTGCACCAAAAAGCACTGCAGATCCCTCATACAGTTTTACTTCTGTTATCAAATAGTATCCACCTTTTTCAATGGTCATATCCTCAACCCACTTAATCTTATCTGCAACATATTGAAAACCAATACTATGCTCACTGATTATGCCATCTTGATAATCCTGCCATGCATCCTCACCTTTGGTACTCATACCACATTTGGCTACTGCAAACAATCCAAAATCATCCTCTTGTAAGGTCAAGAATTTACCTATCTGATGCTCCCAATCATGGTAACGCAAAAATGCAACCTTTCTGTTGGATGCACTTTCTGGACCACGTTCAATGATACTTTTGGTGAATGCTCCCTTTTGGATCATATCATCATCACTATCAATGTTTCCAAACTTTGACAAGTAAATTGCTACCTCTCTTTTGTCGGTAGACATGTCCTTTATCTCGCCAGTTGACTTAATTGAGTACTTGCTTATTTCCTTTTTCATGCTCAAATATACATTAAATATCCATCATAGTACGAATTTCTTCCTCTGACAAAGGTACTCCCATATTGATTATCTTTTGCAAAGTGTCTGCCTTTGTGCTTTGAACTCGTGCAATTCGTTCCTCATCCTCTTGTAATACCTTCAAATGACCAAAGTCTGCTTCTAGGTAATAACCTTCGTCAGACAGTCCCCATTGTTGGCAGATTGCATCATACATCTGTTGTGTCTCCGGAATGATTGTGTCAGTATACACCATTCTGATACTATCTCGTACATTGGTGAACGTACTACCTTGCTCACTTGAAAACAGGTTGGCATTCAATCCGTATGCATCAATGATTGCTAGTTTGTCAGCAGTCATTTCCTCAAACAACATCAAATCCCTAGTGGGAAAGGACATAGGCTTCCAATCGACTTGTGCTTCGGTGATTATCAATTCATCCTTGCTTCGTCTGTACCAGTCCATCTGAATGTTCTTCTTCTCTTGTGGATCCATTGGCATTGCTCCTGCCATATCCGTTTTCTGTGCAGACAGGATTCCTATTGCTCCAAGATTCTCCAACAATACATTCCTTTTGTTGTATGCTGCCTTGATATTTGACAAAGGGTACTTTAGTGTTTCAATCTTTGACGAAGGATTGATTATGTTCATTCCATCTGTTGTGCATAGGTACAAAATCTCCTCAACAGTGAAGTTCTCGTAATACTCGTCATCATAAGCAAACTTGTATCCTTCGATCAAGCCATCTATGTCCATTTGTTTCAGTGTCTTGCCAGATAACTTAATCTGCATCTTATGACTGGGTAACGGAACAATCAAGTTCCTTACTCCTAGTGTTCTTGCAGGTGCGAATGCAAATGAGTTTGAATAAAGGGCATCATTAACAGACAAGCAGTATATCACATCACTCCAAGACTGTGTAGGATTTGGCTTTGCTATCAAGTCATATATCCAATGCTTCTCGACCTTGTTTCCATCCTTGTCGTAAAGACATGGCATTGCAGCAGACATCATTGATGCTCGTTTGTCGATTACTGCACGTAACTCCGGTATATCCAAGTAATGTCGGTATGCATGATTAGTGTCAATCCATACTGCCTGTTTTACTCCCCATATCTGATTCTGATAAGGCAAATACTGACGGAATTGCTCAATATATCTACGGTTTCTGTTGAAGTTAAACCCCAACAGATTCTCGAGAAAGTTCCAATTATTCGTATTATCTAACATTTCATAACATCATTTACCTACAAATTTATACTAAATTCCTAAACATGGACTGAACAAATATAGATAATCCTGCTAAACAATCTGGTGCATCGTCATGTTTATTCTTTCCTTCCTTACTGAAACTCACCACATTTTGCATAAATTGCTCACTATCTGCGTTATCATTCTTAACAAAATTCATGTTGTTCATGATATATCCTGCGTTCATAATGATCCTAGTAATTTTGTTCGTGCTATTGTACACTTGCAGTACTTTGGTTTCTGTAATTGTTTGCAGTTGTCTAGCAAACATGGCTCCCATTGAATTACTTTCCACTCTGACATAAGATACATTCCATTTCTTTAACTTCTCGGCACACATCGGAATTGTAATGTCCGTATTATCTCGGTTAAACAGGTAGTCAACAATGTACAATTGCTTACCAATTACCACTGCTACTGCCATTGAAGTGAAGTCTTTACCCATGTCGGACACATCAATGTATGCTACTGCTCCCTCGATTCTGGACACTTCATTACCAGCAACATCAGTAGTCTTGCTGATTAGTGCAAACTCTTCTTTAGTTACATATTTCAGATCCCTAAATAGACGACCTTCTACATCAATAGGTTGCTGCATGTACTCTGCTAACCAAATAGAATTTTCTGTCCTCTTCTTCTTCTCTAGGTACTCATCTGTTGTCATTACTGATTCACAGAATGTTTCTCCTTCTTCGGTCAATGCAGGTACAACAATACTCTTGTCATATATCCCATCATCCATTTGCTTACCAATAACATCTCTGATTGACCATCTTGTTCCTATGTCAATTCTAGCACAACCAGTTTCAAAACGTGAATCATGTGTTGCTTCCTTCCATTGCAGGATACGATCATTCTGTGTATCTGATAGTGCATCTTCCATACCTCGATACAAGTCATCCGTAATGGCTACGTTACTAGCACCAAAACCAATGATTGTACCACCTACACCTGCTCCAAAGTATCCTACCATCTTTGAGTGATTTGTATTCCACCCTTGCAGGTTTGCCTTATCATCAGACAATCTTACATTTGGAAACACCTGTCCATACCGGTCATGCTTTAGGATTGCTCGTACATCGTAACTGAACTTGATATACAAGGTTGCAGTACATGTGTTCCTCATTACTGACTTATCTGGATTTCTACCCAGTGTCCACGCACAAAACAATGAAGTTATGTAGGACTTTCCTGCACGTGGCGGCATACTTACAGATAGGGACTTAATGATTTTCTCTTCTACTTGTTGGAAGGCATCAGCAATTTCCTTTAGGAACTCTCTTGATTCGAAGAACTCTCTATCCATATACAAACAAAATCGCCAAAAGTCTCTTCTAGCGATTTCCTGTCTTAAGTATTGCTTTACTGCTTCCTTGCTATTGTTCATCCTCTTTCAACAATTCCAACATCTCCTGTGTAGACAATCCACTCAAATCTGGCATGTCTTTCTTGATTTCCACTTCTTGTTTCTCAACATATCCTCTGTGCTTGGCTTTGGTCTTTAGGAAAAAAATAATCTCGGCAGTCTTACCTTCCTGTATGTTGGTCATTAACTTGGTCTCAACTAGGTCAATGATTGCTTCCTGTTGTTCTTCACATGCCTTGTCAAATTCCTTTTCTTCCTTTCTCCATTCATAGTAGGTATTTCTACTTATGCCTACCTTCTTACAAGCATGACTTATGTTTCCTGCTGAATTTAGCAGTGCTTCTACAAACACATCTTGCAGTTGCTTCCTTTTTTTAGGTGTCATCTTTGTCATTTTACTCGTAACAGTCGAATGAACTCTTCTGCGAATGAAGTTCTAAACAACGATCTACGAAAGTTTCTATTCTGTTGCGATTCCAGTATGGTCATTGATCCTATGTGCATCATGATTCTCTCATGCTTTGTTAGGACTAGCCTGTACTTCATTCTCTGCAATGTTCGTTTTATCTTTTTCATCTTATCTCAATAAAGTGTCTACTACGCTATATCTGACATCCATGTTTAACAATTCTTGGTATTTCTGTACCTCATCTATGAACGTAATCATCTTCAATTCTACTCCAATTTCATTCA